TCGATACATGCCTGTGGTGTTTCCGTAGTTATGGTTTTTTGGGATCACCGGCCTACTGGAACTACCACGACCTCTACGACACAGGGACTGTAGGAAATTACCTTCCAGTTGCAAGTTATTATCAATTTGCTCCTCCTTGGGCATATTTGCCATGGTCTCCTCAAGTAATGAAGGACTGGCAAGAAAATTGGGAAGGTCCTCTGGAAGTAAGAGGAGATTGTTCAATGCAATGCACACCGGACAACATTGGTTGTCATGGTTTGGCTTTTGTTGGTGCTTTGGGAAGTTACTTTGGTAATGATACCAGTTGGAGAACACTAATAGATACTCTTCCGTATTGCGGTTCCGATGTTGTCACAATACCTCCTCCAAGACATGTCAATCAACATGGAGACGATGAGGGTTGGTTGTGGATAAGAGAGTGGATAAAATCCGGTGGAAAATTAGTAGTAATGGGAGAATCAATAGGTTCTCTTGCAGGTCAAGGTTGTAGAACAAAATTAAATTATGATTTGCATCCCGCCACCAATCAAAATAAAATGACGGAGTTTAGTAACAGAAGAAATGCAAACTCTTGCTCCGAAGAAGAATGGCGTTCAAAAAACGTAGATATTCGATTAAAAACTACAGATGTTGCTTTTAACCCAGACCCAGATATATTCGATTCCTATTGCGCTACGACAGGTGGAGGTAATACACGTTGTTACCAATGTGAACAATATGAAGGACCACTCATCAACAATTCTGGAATCTATTATGACTGTGTAGAACCATTGCAGGATTGTTTTGGAAGAGTCTATCCATTTGAAGAAATTGAATATAAAGATATGAACTATACACAAGTGGAAACACTTATAAAGGAATTTGCAGAATTCTGTGCTTATGACCCAGACAACCCAGAAGACGAATATCAATTCTATGATTATTGTTATGGTACTGATAGAGAAAAATGTGAAGAGCCAGAATATGACGAGTTCGGTAGGATTATTACTCCAGAAGTAACATTTGTAAATAATATAGATTTTGACGAAAACAGCAACCCAAAAACATGTTGTCAGAGAACCGTAAGGCCTTTCAAAAAGGAAGGATCTCATTTTGATATGCAATGTTCAATTAGTGGTGGTTTGGTTCCAAAAAATGCAGGGAAGAAATTAGCAGGAAGTTGTGAAGGTAGTGCCTGCACTGCAATATACAAACAAAATGGCGAGGGTGCAGTAATTGTAATTTATGATTCCAATGTTTTTGGAGCGAGTGCTACTCAAGTTCCAATTGGTTGGTATGAAAATGCGGCACAACACCCAGACAATCAAGGTTTTACACCAGAGGAATTGAAGTTAAGAGACTGCAACAATGACTTTTGGAAGTTTTTATGTGAAGAGTTTATTAGCACCGGTGGTGGGGAATGTAATGAAACAGAACCAGTTTTCTGGGATGAGTATGAAAAACCATACGACACAAATCAATGCATGGAGTCTCAAAAAGCAGCGTGCTGTATGCAGGATGGAAGTTGTGAAAATCTCCATGCATGGGATTGCTACGAAAAACAAGGAATATGGAATGGCTCATATGAGTCTAACGGGGCATCTTGTTGGAACGGGAACGCCGGCACTGGATTAAACGAATTTGATATAATTCCTCCCGTTCATAGGCCTTGGTTATTTAGTAATGGAGCGGACCTTCTCGACGGGGGCGGCTATTATTATTGGGATGAGCGAGAGTATATTTTATTTTCAGGAGGATATTATGATTGCGATGAAGGACAATCACCGGAACCCAACTCTGTTGTTTTTTCTAGTCCAATATACTGCAATGTGTCATGCGAACAACTTGAAGAATTTAATGGGTTTGGTTGTCCAGGTCCTAGACCAAAAGGTTGTTGTTGTGAAAGAACCTATGATTATGTGAAAATGGATAGTAAATCCGCAGGGGAAATGTATGACTGGGAATGTGCTTGTTTAGAAAAATCTGAAACTCTCTCTTCTTGGAATTCGGGACAGGAACAGAAATCATACTACTTTGTGATGCCACCCTCTGAGGACGTACTGGAATTTTGTCCCGAAGGTGCATATGCAAATCCTTGGCTTGGGGAGTATGAAGGCAACTTTAACTGTGATAATATTTGCACAACAACACCAGAACCTACTACATCACCACCCGGAGGTCCATGCGAGAACGACTTTGATTGTCCTTCTGGTTATGAATGTGTAGATGGAACATGCCAAGAAGAAGACGATGACGACGGAACAACAGATCCTCCGACGACTACTACTACTACCACAACGGATGATCCTGATGATGATGATGGTACGACAGAAGATCCTGATGATGAACCTGATGATCCTGATCCTCCAACACCACCGCCAGCAGATGAATGTGCTTTTGATGCTGATTGTCCCACTGATTATTGTTGCAATGAGGGAACATGTGAAGAATGTGAAGTTCCTGACTTTTGTTGTTCTGCTGTGGAAATTGAGTGTCTAAATCAAGGGGGAACTCCAGAAGAATGCAATTGTGAAAATTGTCTTGCAGTTCCGGGTTGTGATATGTGTAATTGTCAATATTCAAATGGACAGTATATATGCATTCAAAGTTAGTATTTGTTTGTCTATATAAGAAAGGAGAAACACATGGCCAGTTCAGATTTTTTAGTAAGACTTAGTTCTTTTGTAGAAGATGCATGGCCCAATATGCGTATAGGTCATTCTATTCACGGAGTTGATGATAGATATCCATGTGCAAATCCAGAGGGACCTGTAGATAATTCAGAGTGTCCTGAAGATAATCCTCTTTGCAATTGTCCCTGTCAAGAATTAAATCCATATGTTCCGTCAAGTAATATAGATATTCCTTGGTATATAGATCCTTTGACTGCTGGTTTAATGAATTTAGCACAAGGCATATTTGGGGACGATGGAGTAACTGAACCCACAGACGAAGAAATCCAAGAAGCACTCGAAGGGTGCAAAGAATGCGATAGAATTGAATCTGAACTTGGTTCAAGTTATCTTGGTTGTCTTTGGAATAATACTTCACATCCAAGTAGTTGCGATTGTCCGTGTGTAGGTGAAAATTTTAAAGATTATGTTGAGTATACTAGAACATATGCCACTTACTGGGACACCAAAAAAGAAACACCTCTCTGGAGAAATGCTCAGATGTTTCTTATGAATTCTCAACAAGCAGTTGCTGTTTTGAATGGGGACTTGAGTTTAAGGCCTGGTGCATTAATCAATATTGAAAATAAAATGCCTGGTGCAGAAGAACCTAATACTAGAAGATTTTCTGGTAGATGGTTAGTCACTGGCATTAATCATATTATAACTGGAATGAACCATAAAATGATGGTGAGTCTCTCAAGAGATAGTAGTCCCCTAGATCCAAACGAAAGTGAAGAATTAGGGTGGTTTGAAACAATTGGTGATTGGCTTTTTGGATAAACGACTAATAATGATTATACATATATTAATCAAAACAAGGATTTTCTTAGATGCCAACAAACTTTCAATTTTCAGATTTTGACATAGATTTCAATAAAAATGATTTCATCGGAGATGTTTCGATGAAATACGATAAAAATTCTATTAGACAATCTATCATGAATATTATTTTAACAAGAAAAGGTGAAAAGCCTTTTAATAGAGGTTTTGGTGTTGGTTTACATGACTACCTTTTTGAAAGTTATAGTCCCGCAATGAATGCCAAATTAGAATTAGATATAATCCAAGAGGTACGAGCAAGAGAACCTAGAGCAGACATTGAAACTGTGGTCCTATCTGATGGTTTGGATTCAAATACACTTGAACTCATTGTTACATATATTGTTTTTGGAGGTTCAACTGCGAATCCAACAAGAGAATCTCTTAGACTAGAAATATCAAGGATAAGATAAAATGTCAAATACACCAAATTTACAATTAGGAAATTTAGATTTTAATTCTATTAAGAACAGTATAATAGATCATCTAAGAACTCAAGACCAATTAAAAGATTATGACTATGAATCTTCTGCCGCACAAGTTCTTCTCGATATCCTAGCATACAATACTTTATATTATGCATTTTACTCGAATATGATTGCAAGTGAAATGTTCTTAGATACTGCACAGAGAGAAGAATCTATAATATCTTTGGTAAAACCTTTAGGATATGTTGTTCCCGGAAAGACTTCTGCTCAGGCAAGAGTAAAGGTTAGAGGATGGGAATCAAATTCAACTATTCCAAGTTATACCAAATTTAGAGGAAACAATAGTGTTGGTACTGAATATTCATTTTATACCGTTCAAGATTATGGGACAGATGATGATGGTGAATCTCAAATCACAATCGTGGAGGGAAGAAGTTTATCAAAACAGATACCTGTTCTCGTAGATCCAAAAACACAAAAAGCATTTCTGTCTGGTCTTGATATTGATATCAGCACTCTTACCGTAGAGGTTTATGATCCAAACCCAGTAGGGGGAATTGAAGACGGCCCAGATATAGGTTGGCAAGTTTGGGGAAGAGCAGGAAACATTGAAAGTGACTTGAACGACAAGAGTAAAGTTTATTGGATGGAAAGGTCGGAACTGGGATTCTTTATTGTTTTTGGGGGTAATCTTACAAGCACAATAGGACAAGGAATTTCCCCAAATGATAAAGTAAGGGTTACTTATCTTAAAAGCAATGGTGAAAGAGCAAACAGTGTAGGAGATTTCTCGACAAGTGGGGCAGCAGTTGATACAACTTCTTTATCGAGTGGTGGTACAGATAAACCAGACATAGAGGCAATTAGATTTTTTGCTCCAAAGTGGTTTGCATCTCAAGACAGAGCAGTAACCGTGGAGGATTGCAGGGCACTTCTTGCAAAAGAGGGATTTGTTTCTGGAGGGCAAGACCCATACAGTCAATTTAATGTGTGGGGAGGAGAAGAAATGTCCCCTCCACGATATGGTAGGGTTTTCGTCACATTAAGTACAACCGCAGAACAGGAACCTCAAAAAGCAACAGTTGCGAGGCAGTTACTAGAAAGAAAAACTTGCGTAAGTATTATCCCTGAATTTGTAGATATGGAAGAATTTATTCTTAAAGTATCGGGGAATGCTTTCTTTGAACCTCTTGATACTCAGTTGAGTTCAGAAGACTTGAGGGGTTTGCTACTTAGAGAAATGAATAACATATACCAACCAAGATTCAATCAGAAATACTCGCTATCAACTTTTGTTCAACAAACAAATTCACTCGACGGTGCAATGAGAGCAAGTGAAGCAGATTTGTCTTTTGTTATAAGAACAGAAATGAAGGTAAATTCCGATAGTACTGTACAAAACAAATACTTTGGAAATAAAATTAGACCTGGAAGCATTACCAGCGATGAATTTGAAGTAGTGGATGAATTAGAAACAAATGCTCCAGATAGGCTAGTTAGATTGAGAAACCGAGGTGATGTTGATGGTAGAACTGGAAAACAAAAAATAGAAGCATACTATACTGATGGTGGTCTCATAGGAATTGTTGGAGATGTTGGTTGGATAATTCCAGAAACCGGAGAGGTTCATATCGATTCAGGTCTTGTAAACGATTCATTTTTCATTGAGGTAGAACCAAGTGTAGATAGTGGAAGTCCTAGTTTTAGAGCAACGGAACAAAAATTTTCTAGAACAGATTTTCAAGATGTTCAGATTAGAAGGGTAGGTATAGACTAAAATAAATGTACGGATTCATCTATACAAATTCTCCCCCGAATACCGCCTATCAACTTCTACTTCTTGGAAGCAAGATAGATGGTGGTGATTCTGTTGTAGAAGAAGTAATTGATGTTAGGCATTTGTTTCCACGATGGATTTTAGATAGAAATTCAAACGGGAACATGGTAAAGTTTGTACAGGCTTACTATGACTGGTTATATAACAAAGGAGATTACCAACTAAGCACCACAACATTTAATAGTTCTGGTCTTAGAAGACTCATCGACTTAGACGAAACACCAGTAGAATATTTAAAACATTTTGCTTATTCGTATGTTCCTGATTTTCCAGATCGTTTGTTTAACTTATCTGAAGAAAATGAAGAGGGAGAATCTATAGATAGAGGTCCCTTTATTAGAGACTTCATTAAGGGAATACGAAACAATTTTTATCAAAAGAAATCCACCGAAGAAGCATATGAATATTTTTTCCAAACTCTATATGGAATAGATACCCCTCCCGAATTTTACTATCCTAAGAAAAATATATTAAGATTGAATGGTGGTAGATTTTCGGACTGGATGCCGAAGGCAGCAGATAATCCTATTGCTAATGATCCTCAAGGTGGAACTTATGATTATAGCAATGAAAATGCAGACACGCAAAATCTAGGTGGAAGTTATTTAAATGGTCCTCATTATATTCAGGACAGTTATTGGTATCAGAATTTTTCATATGTGGTGAAAGCAGGTGTCGGTGATGAATTATTAGATTCAGATACTGGTTTACCATTGTATTATGAAGAGATGAATTCAATCCTACATCCTGCGGGTATAAAAGGATTTTTTGAAAAGACTAGTGATGATTATATTCCACCAGATGATCATGAAGGTGGTTGGCAAACTTGCGAGATTCCAAAATTAGGAAATTATTTTCCATATAGATTAAAAGATGGACCTGGTGATATCTCTCCCTGTATTGGTTGTTCTGGTGGTGGATTTACATATGCAGGTTTGACTGGAATGGCATCGAACATAATTCCTTCTGAGTTAAGTCAAGGAAATGGATTTACATATGGTGATGGTTGGGCAATAGCAGGTGATGGTTCGATATCGGCAGATTTTAATATGCCTACATTTGTGTATCCACATTGGGCGGATGGAATAACTGGGGATCCTACAAATCGAACACCTTTTCAGAACATATATATTGGTGACTTCCTCTATCTTTGCCCGTTAGAGAATAGTCCGAACTTAGGAATAACTGGATGTACCGCTTATGGTACTGCACCAGAAGGACAAGAATGTTGGAGATAAGTAGATGGCATTAAGTAGCAAATCAGTTGGAGTTCCCTCTGCAATAATTTCTGATGCTTTACAAAAGGCATTAGAAAACATGTATATTGTTTTGGGTTCTTCTGAAAATAATTCTGATCAAAATAATGCACAAGGGGCAAATGATGCGTTATCAAAAGCCAGTGTTGCCATCAACTTAACCAATAAAGATATACACTCAGTTATTAGAGTTCCAGCAGGTCTCCGAGCAGTTTTCTCTCCGCAGACTCAAAGTGGAACAAGACCCGGTATGTTTAATTCATCAGATTATTCATACACTTCAAACACAGAAGTAAGTAATTGGCCTTTATGGGTATATGATGGTTATTACTGGATGGTTTTGAATAACAGAAAACATAGCAACCTATCGAATGAAGTTATTTCTGCAAAGTATGGATTCACAAATACATCTGGCTTACCCTCTACTACTGAGGATGGTATTGTGTATGTTTGTGTTGGTCCTGTTCCCGATGGAGTATATTCAAGCGGAAGAAATTACTTACCTTGGATGGATTCTGAAAAATCATACAATGAGATGAAACAAAAATATACAAATCAAAAGACAAGAGCAATTGGGATTTGTGGAAGTGGTGCGGAAAGAAGATATGGGACTTGCTGTCTATATTACTCAGAAAAATATTACGATAGTATTCGAGGAATAACATATGAAGCAGGTGATTTTTACAGATGCACTTGCACTGAATGTTACAGATGTGCCGAGATGGCAGACTCTATGGGTATGCAATATAGATTCAATAAATGGAAATCGGTAGATTCTGGTCCAACCGGAGGAACTGGGGAAAAATGCATGGACTGTGATTCTGAAGATTTTCCATCAAACTGTGGTCCTTGCTCTTGTAGAATCGGTTGGACTGAAGAAAGTTATTACGAAGATGTTCTGAGCAATAAAGATATCAGCAGTCAAACAAGTCAATATCAGGCAGCAAAATTTGCGAAGGTAGGAAAACTAAATGGTGGTATGATTTGCAGTGTAATGATTGACCTCGAAGCATTAAAAACAGAAGGAAGTGCAAATCAACTCACTATATCGGATGCATATAAAAATCAAGATATAATTTATCTTCCGATTGATGGAGATTCAGCAGCCGGTGGAGAGGCAAAAATAAAAATAATTTATGAAAGAAATGGCCTAACAAAAAGACTCATTGGTTTCTCTGTTGAAAATTATGGTTATGGATATAGTGCTGTAGAAATAGATTCTGATAGAATCTTAGAAATTTTACCAAATGTAAATGTTACTTTGTTAAAGAAGCACACTACATTCAATGTTTCTCCTCCAAATGGATTCCATATAGACATGGACAAGGTTTTTAATTTTACCACCATGATTGATAAACAGGTTAAGTTAAGTTCCATTAAATCTGTGACTGATGCAAATACTTTTGATTTCTATGCTTTAGTTCAGGGAGATGCATTCATCGGAGCGGCACCAAGTGAACCGGATGAAGGTTCTGTTTTAAGACTTACTCAGAAATTGACAATATCAAACCCAAGTGCTACCTCTAGTCCATCTACAGGTAAAGGCGGAGGAATGTCAGTATCATACAATCAATTTGACGCTACTGTTAGTCAGCAGACTTCATTGAAGACAGATATTATTGTATCCTCTAAAGAAGGATCCTCTGCTTCTGAAGCAGTCGTCGAAATTGAAACAAAACGAGGAAAGTCTTTATATGGAGTAGGTAAAACTCTTCAGGATGATTCGGGAACTTGGGAAATAACATCTTCAGAATCACCAGTAAACTTTTTAGGTGAAGAACTAACTGTTGAGAATGCAATCAAGAAAGTTCATCATAAAGAGAAAACAAAAATTACAGTCCCCGTAGACATTAACGAAACTCAAATCGCATCTATTAGACTTTTTGTGGGAACTGATGGAACATATTGATGTTAAGGAGAATTAACTAAATGGCAGATAGAAATGTACAACCATTATATGGAAATGGAGAATTTCCTCTGGCCCCGACACCATATCACAGTAGGGTGTCAGATCATAGAGTAGATTTTGAAGGTGGGACATCCAATGATAGAGTAAAAAACTATCAGTTCATTGGATTTAGACCAGGATTTGCTCTCCAGGCATCTGAACTAAATGAAATTCAAGAACACTTCCAAATGCAATTAACTTTAAGCATTTCCATGATGAACAACTGGATAACTTCAGGAGAAGGAAATCATTGGGCGGTGTATAATCAAAATTCCCCATCAGGTGTTGGTGGAATTTCTTCTGCTGGATTCCCAACAAGTATTGGTAAAGGTGGAGGATATGATTCTACAGGAAATGCATTACATGACGATAGATATCAAATAACCGCTCCGGGTTGGAGGGGAGCATGTCCTTTATATCCCTTTGCGAACCCCTATCCACCGGATGGTGGTGATCCATCACCACAAGGAAGATTGGTGGAAGCAAATTATTTTGTGGGTGGTGCTGGAGCATATGTCAGAATAAACTTTTGGTCTGGTTGGTATTTAACTGAAGTTCGAGGAGATGGAACATTAAATTCTCCTGAAGTAAGTGGTTTAAAACATTGGGTGTATTTAGATTTAGATACTGATAGCACATACTCACAAAGATTTTCTGTAGATGTTCCCGTTGGTTCAGACTTAGATCAGGATATACTTGTTGGTTTAGTAACAACCAGTATCTACACCGGTTGTTGTCCAGAGAATCAAGGAACAGAATTAGATCCTTGTGACTCGACACTTGCAGATAATGCTGCCGGTGTTCCGAATTCGGCCGCTTGTGGTGCAAGTAGATATGGTGTAGATTTTCAGTCTGCATCGATGGTTGAACCCAATAGTGCTGGTGAATATCCAATCGAAAGAGATCAAATTTCTTTATG